GACGACCTGATCGTCCGCAAATACGCCAGCCCCGAGCCGACTTGGGGGGCTTGGGGGGCGGAAGAAGAAATTGTTCCTGTCGGAACAGGGGATGGTCCGGTAGGAGTCAAGACCTGGAATGACATCCCATCGGCAAGCATAAAGACCTGGAACGATATTCCCTGGAATACCATCAAAACGATGAACTAAAAGGAGGTGGCATTAAGCATGGAAGCAGTTCAAGTGGTAAGTTGCATCGTTGGAATTATTGTGGTTATTGTTGCGGCGGTTGGTGGTACCTTTTTTGCTATGGCTAAGTGGGGCTTCGTTTCCAGCGATGAATGCCTCCTTCATCGAAATGAGTGCCATAATACTTGTGCCACCGTTACCAGTAAATCCAAAGAAGCTCTGGCTTACAAGCTGGATCGCATCTGTGAAGAGTTGGCAAAGCTCCGGATCTTGATGGATAAAGATAGTGAACGGTATATCACTCTGAATCGGTTTCTCGGCAAGGTAGAGGAATTTATGGAATCCCATAAAGGAGGGTGAAATGCCAAACAAGCACATTATCATCGTTTTAACGATTTTAAATTTAGTAATATGGGGAATCAATGTATTTTCGTTCACCCATTTTGCTGGTTAAAGGAGATTTGAATGGGCAATTTTATGATTGGTAAACTTTTACGTTGGCTTGGTGGTAGATTTGATGGGTATAAAACGTATGCTGGCGGAATAAGTGCCATTGTTCTTGGAGCATTGGGTCTGCTTGGGTATATGTTTCCTGATCAAGGTCTTCCTGAAATAGATATTGAACTTGCCTTGGGTGCGATAAGTCTTGGGTTTATGGCACTTGGTAATGGTGGGAAACAGGAGAAAACTAAAGATGAGCTTCAGCGAATTCTTGAAGAGCTTCGTACCAGACCGCTTAAGTGAACATCTGGCAAGTGGTAAACGGGTCACTGTTGGTATTACAAAGGTTTGTAATTGGGATATATGGTTAGTTAATTTATTTAAACGATGGAGGAAAAGATGAAAACATTTCTGGCAATTCTGGCAATTATCCCTGGTTTGATTGAAGTGATTACAAGTGTGGAGAAAGCATTCCCACAAACTGGTAAGGGCGCTGAGAAACTGGCGCTAATTAAGTCAATCATGGCCGAACTCTATGCCGGTATAACCGAGCAATGGGGTACCATTGAAAAAGTGGTGAATGCAATTGTGGCGTTTGCAAACAAGATCGGCGCTTTCTCAACTAACAAGTAAGGCACTGGCAGTTGTACTTATCTTTATTTGCGGATGTGGAACAGTAAAGATGGAATCTCCAACTCTTAAAAACTTAGTTAGTGCCACCAAGCAAACCGAATCCGATATTGGTAAGCTGGAATTAGTAAACCAGTTTTTCAATAATCGGATTCGGTATGACTTGGACTCGAATGTATGGGGCGTTAAGGAGTACTGGGCAACTCCGGATGAGTTGATTGAAAAAGGAGTTGGTGATTGTGATGATTATGCCCTTGCTAAGTACTTCATTCTGAAAGATGTGGGGTTGGGAAGGGTTCTTAAGCTGGTCTATGGTCGACTTCTGACAACCAGTGAACCACCCTTATTTTTGTTATATGATGGCCCTCAGTCATTAGTTTTAGATAATAAGATTGATTCGATTCTTACTTTGCAGGAACGGAGTGATCTTTTACCGATACTTGGGTTTAATCATGTTGGGTTATGGACTTTTCACCGAGGCACTTGGGAATTACTTACTACCAATAGCAAACGATTGGTGCAATGGCGTGAATTGTTAAGGCGATTAAAGGAGTAATATGGATTTGGATGATGTGACTAAGCCGATTGATTTATCTTTGTTTGATGCTACTGATATCGTTTTTATGGCACTGGTTCTTTGGCGGGAGGCAAGAGGAGAATCAAATGAAGGCAAGATAGCAGTTGCTCACTGTATTATGAACCGGGTATATCACCCTAAATGGTGGGGCAAATGCGTAACCGATGTTCTGTTCAAGAAATGGCAGTTTTCATCAATAACAGATCCTCATGATAAACAATTAACGGCATGGCCTTTGAGCACTTCCGCAGTATGGCAAACTTGTCTGAGTATAGCTAAACGGGTTATAAATGATGAGTTGCCTAATCCGGTACCCGGGGCTGATTCTTATTTTGATATTTCTATTCTCAGTCCTGACTGGGCTACTTCTAAAACGTTTGTTAAACAAATTGGTCGACTAAAGTTTTATAATACGGATGCCAAATGATCAAGATTGATTTGTTAGATAAAGCCGTGGCATTAATTGCCGATGCAGTAATTCCGGATGATAAAATTATTGAAGCTTTTCCGATTGCCGCTGAGGAAAGGCTTGAGCGCGGACTGGCTTATGTATCTGGGAGAATTGCAGGAATTCGGCAAGCTTATTATCGGGATCATGTATATACCAAGACGGGATAAGAAAAGCCCGGGCAATTTCTATCCCCGGGCTTTTCTTTATTCTGATTTTGCCAATAAGCATTTCAAGTATTTCAAGAGTTCTATCTTCGGGCCATATCATCCCCTTCTCTTATTTTTTTGAATGAAAAACCGCTCGCATTATTTAAGTTTATCTAACTTTTTAAACTGAATTAGTTTTTCCATTAACTTTTCGGCCAGGGTTTGAATTTCTCCTCTTAAATTACCTTCTATTTTTTCAAAGTCTGCTGCCTCTAAAGGCTCAGGTACGTTTAGTTTATTAAAAGGATATGATTCTTTTTGCTGCAAAAAAATATGACATAAATGATCAGCAAGAGTTATAGTATCTATATAAGTAAATTCCTTCAAATCCATTATGTCTTCTGATTTTTTAACTTCTGGCACTTCAAATTTACATAAAATCTCAGTAGCACAAAGATTAGTAGAATTTTTACTTGAAAGAATCAGCCCTACCCGCCTTTTAGGTAACAAAACTGCTTTTCGTATTTCACATTTTTCAGGTAGCCAAAGATGATATGTGTGAGTTAAATTTCCTGGATGCAAAGCTTCTACTGATGGTAATTGAATTAATTGCCATTCAAGTTTATTCATTTTCTCCTCCTTTGCTTTATATGCGCAAAAATAACCGTCTGAATCTAAATATACTAACTGCCCTCTGTGAAGTGGTTCTTTGCATACCCCATAAGCCATTATAGGATTCATGTTACTTATTCCCTGGTTGAATTTTATTTAACTCTGCCAGAAGAAGTTCTATCTCGTCCAGCATTTCCCTGACCTGATTAATTGCTGAACCAAGTCGGACATATCGGGTGTCGGTAGCAACCTTATTCCACACTGCACAAGATGTTATTTTAAATTGTATTGCATGGATGCGCTCCCTTATAGCTTTAATGGAACCATCCATTTTCAACTGTTCAATTTCACGTATCTTGTCAGCCATTGCCATTCCTGTATTTGTTTCAGTAAATTTACATTCTGAAAGTGACTCATTTCCTCCACTTATTTCCTTTTCGATCCTTCTATTCGTTTCGGCGTCGTGGCTGTGCGGCCCTCTTTCACCACAAGCGCATTGGTCATATTCTGGAATAGTCATTTTGTTCTCCTTTTTCTCAAAATCTGGGGGTTCCGGTGGTTCTCCAGGGTAGCTTGGAAAGTTGGTAACAATATTACTATAACATGATCCTTCTGGGGGAATATCCTTTTTTCCCTCCGAAAAGATGCTCGATAAATTGGGTTCATATTCTTTAGTAAAAGTAACCTTCACTTCGATTTCTTCGGTATAATCTGAAATTAATACTTGCTTTGTAATACCATCACGAATTGAAAAATCATTCTTACGAGACATTGAACCTTCAAGTTCGGCATACCCATTTTCTGGGACATTCAATTCAAAAAATTCAATGAGTTCTTTTTTATTAAGAACCATTATTTACCTCCCTTGCTTTTGGTACTTCTTCCAGCAACACTTCTTAAACATCTTGCCACTCCCACAGATACAGAACCCACCCGCCAATAACCTTTTCCGCATTCTATTTGAAAGCGGAGCCAATTCTTTTGCATGGGCATCGGTTAACTGGACCAGCTTATGTCCAAGCTCGGTCTCAATTTCTCTTAGTTCAACGTTATCCGATATAGGATATATTTTACCGGTTTCAATGTCCATCTGTCTTCTCCTTATTCAAGGGTTTGCGTTTTCTCCAAATAATATGCCCAAAGTTTCATACTCCTCCGAATTTTCCTCTATCAGATCAATCCCATCAATAATCTGTAATGGATCAACTTCTCGAAGCAAGCCAGCAACTATTTTCCAAGTATCAATTTTATGCACATCCCCTTCAATAGCGGTAAGGATCCTAGTAATGACTCCGGCTAAAGATTCAGGTTGAATATTATATCCCCGTTTCAGGAATTTAATCACCCGCATCATTGAGCCACCAGGGCTTTCTTCTCTGGTTGGGAAAGTATAAACCAATCGCCTTGCCGCAAGATCAGCATAAAAATTATCATCAATACAAGAAGTCCAAATATTTCCTAACTTACAAATTGCCGCTTTACAAACGGTGAAATCAAAACTTTGAATGCAATCTGAAAAAGCACCAAAGGTCCACCGAGTAATAAATTGAATTGGCATTCTTGGAGGACTTAGAACCGTAATAGCATTAGGAGTTTCATGCATTCGGCCTTTTCGCTCAGTGGTAAGCGTTGCTGCCATTCTCTTTTGAAAATCAATGGTAGGTCCAAATAAATCAATGTCTGATGGTTTTTCTCCGGATATAGTTGAACGAATGAATCCCCCGGCAAGAATCAGTTCAGAATTAGAATTCATCAACTTCTGAACATCTTTAGGAAGTCTTGAAATTACCAATCTTAGGTCATTATTTAGTAATGTTTTCATTTACTCTTCCTTTGTTTTTATATCATCAAAATTTGAATTTCTGATTTCTTTTCATATTGATACTTTTCTTTAACTTTTGATAATCTGGCACCGGCTTCTTTAAGCTGGGATGTCAAATCTTCAAAATCATCAGCGGACAGAAAAGTGCCTGGCTCAACGGTCCGATTAGTATGGGTGCTTAGATTGCTCAAAGCAATGCAATTTGGATTCGTTTGATGACTGATATAAAATAGGCCACCATGTATATACTCTTCAGTGGCATTAAATCCCAGTTCTTCCACAATTTTTAGATAACTGGCAGCATGCTTTATTTCTAAAATAAGAATTGTATTTTCAAGCACTTTCACATGTTTAATTTCAGTTGATTTCATTTACTCTTCCTCCTTCAATAACCAAGTTTTGATTGCTTTCCGAACCCCTTTTCTTTCCTTTTTTTGATCTTCTGTTTCTTTCATATCCTTTTTAACAATATCAGCACATTTTGCTTCAAGCCGCCTAAGCCAAGGTTTGTCATGTCTTCCATGGGTTTTCCATTCTGATATTTCCCAAGACCTCTTTTTAAGAATTCGCCTCGCTGTTTTTGCTTTCATTATTTCTCCTGTTTCTTGAATTTAATTTCAATGGTGACTCCATCAAACAATTTTTGAAGGACTTCAACGAACGCTTTAATCAAATCAGATGAAGTCGATTCCTGGGAAGATTGGGAAGGCGGGGATGCTTCAATCCATCCTTGAACCATTTCAGGGGTTTCTTGACTTTTAGGAATATCAATAAAGCCACCATCTTTTCTAAGTTTCCGAGCTTTTCTAACCTCACCAAGTGCCTTGTACAGGTCACTTTTTACTTCTTCTACTGATTTATCAAGAGGAATACTCCAAGTTTTTCTTCGGTCACCAGCTTCAACCTTTTCACCTTTTATTACATAGGGAAGCATTGAAAATTGATTAAGAGAAGTTCCTATCGTGGCTTTATTCGGGGATTCTTTCAGTTGTTGGCAAAGATATTCATAAACTTTTCTTTGGGTTATTGGGCCAAATTCTTTGACGGTCCAAATAATGTTTTCATTCAATGTGCTAAATGGCTTAGCACCGAGTCCTTCTTCCTGTCTAATTTCTTTATCAGTTAGAATCTTCACTCTGGAACTCCTCTCTGATTTAGTTTTTAATTTTATGACCGGTTGATGATACAATTTATGCTTTTCAATTTCTTCTGCAAAAAGACTTTTTTCATCTTTCATTGCCAGCATTTAATCCCCCTGCCTTGGTTTTAATTATAAAGCCCCTTTATTCTATTATAAAGAAATAACCCGTTTTATTTAAAGCCTTTTAAAATTAATCAATTTTTGAGTTTTTAAGTTCATTTTTTAATACTTCAGTGGCATGGTCAGACAGGGCATCTACTTCCTCAATATGGACAGTGGTCATTTCATTTTCAGGTATTGGGGAATATCGATTAAGCACGGTATCAGTATGTCCGGCTTCATATCCACTATTGTACATCCATACTATAAGTTTGCCCAGTGCCGCTAACCCTTGCATAAATCCTCCTCATATATTTTAATCCAAGCATTAAGCATTTGAATTCTACGTTGCCGAATTTCAGTTAGTAAAGGGGATTGCCGTTCTGGATCCCGCAAAGAGAAAAATCCAAAGAAAGCAATACAGTCTACCGGCAAATCCTCAGTTCTGAATTTTTGCCATTGTCGGATCCAACTCATACATGGGTTTATTCCTTTTATTGATTGTTGATAATAAAATCGGGTCCATGGGCATTCTTTACAATTACCTCCCCGAAACATATTACATAATGAGCAAACATGAACTTTAGAGGAGAATGGATAAAATCGATATGGATTAGTAATAGCAAACTGGTACTGATTGCGTAACTGTTTTAAAGCATCAATTATTTGTTGGGTCATTTTATTTCCTCAATTTAATTTATTAAGCCGGGCATGGCAGACCCGGCTTATAGGTCGAAAGGGGTGCCCCATGCTGCCCCATGGGAAAGGCTTTTCTGCCTCAAGTCTTTGCCAAGTGGGGCTTCTGCATTTAATAGGCACTTAGCTTTTACTTCCTCTGAAAATATGGGCATTTTTGATAAGTATCCCTATGTCGATCTAAATATCCCCCACTTGGTGATGGGGCTTCCCCACTCATTGAATGCCATTGTCGACATACCGGCAGTAGCGGCACTTTATATACATATTTACAATGCCCTTCTCCAGATCGATGCAAATGGCACTTCGCATCTTTCCGCCACTCGGCATATCGACATTCAAGACAAATTGTTTTCATTTTATTTTCCTTATTTATCATCTATAAACTCATTATGCCCATTATCAAGGCAGAAAATATAAACCCCTTCTTTCCAACATTCAGCAGTTAGCTTATCACAATCCAGAGAATCGAATTTGTAGGTATAGACTAATCTTGGGTACTCAGAGAATGGGACCACAAACCCACCCGGCAGGTATTCAAATTCAAACTTATCTAGTTCCTTGATTTTGCGAATTACGAATTCTACATTTTCAGGCTTATCAACATATATTCGACCATAGCCTTTTCGTTCAAAACATTTCATGATTCATCCTCCGTATAATATTGATCAACTTCATGAACTTTTGGTGGTTGTAAAAGTTCTTGAATTTTCTTTTCTAACTCCATGATTCGGAATCTTTGTTGCCCGATAGCATTGGCCATTGCTTCTATTACGGCATTATCAGTTTTGTTAAAACTTTTATATTCGGCAATAATTTTTCTAGTAGCTTTAAATGTTCTCCCTTGAATAGAAGCAGTTTTTGGACCTAAGAAATCCATGTTTATTTTCCTTTTATCATATCAGCAATCAACCCTGCCGCATTTATGGCATTTGAACTGCCATAAAAATCACCACATCGATGACAAGACGCTTCAGCATTAACTTTTATAGGTTTATTCACTATAAAAAATAAATGAGGATACCCGCTAAGTTCTGCCAAAGTTTTGGCACATGCGCAGCAATAAGTTCGTTTATCTATTTTAAAAGCTAATGCTTTCATGGCATAATATCTTTAAGTCTTTTTATAAATGCCGGTAACATCTGAATTGCCGATTGGCATAAACTCTCTTGTATTTCCGGACTTGTTTGTGTCACATATCTTCTTTGCATCATTTCAACAAGGTGGGTAATACATAATTGACTTGCCGGGATATGCTCAGGAATCTTTTCACTACGAAGTAATTCACACAAGAAACATTTATCATTATACTCAATGACATTAGTTTTAAACTTTAGAAAATCTACTACTCCATTCTCGAGTTCCATAATTTTTCCTTTTATTTAGTTCGTTTTAGTTTTTGAGGTTCTTTAGGATTTTCTTGCCCGATTAATCCTTCAAGCCGTTTAAATTCTTTTTCTTTGTAAGCCCAGTAATTATCACATTTGCATTTACAATGTAATTCACAAGCATCCGGATGTTTCCTAGGATTCCCTTTTTTGAAACATTGAATAAATGCAGTAGCCTTTTTCAACAAATTAACTGCGTTTTCTTCAGCCTGAAGCATTTCATCTAATCCATGTATCATTCGTCACCCTCCGAAATTTTACACCCTATCCCAGCGACAAAAGCAGCCAGTTGAATAAGTTTTTTTGCTATCCCCAAACGAATTTTTGCTTGCTTCATTCCAGTTATTTTTATATTTATAGTTACTGTTTTAATTACTTCACTTGCCTTAATTTTTATTGGACTTGCCATATTATTTTCCTTTCCTGCCAACGGGTGGCGGCGGAGTATCCCATTCTGCATCTTGCAGTGAGGATCCTTTCGGCCGTTCCGTTGGCGGCCCAATATGGAGTTTTGCTATCTTATATGCCACTTCTTCAGTCGGAGCGCATTCACGGCAAAGGTATTTCAGCCCACCGCGCGCGGCGTAAAATGGCCCGGTCCAAAACTGCCATCCACGTTCCCGCCGGAAGTCCTGCCCGCATTTGCAGCACCGTTTCCACTCGAAGAGAGTAAACACAGGGAAAAGGCCATCGTATTTTGGCTTGTGATCTCGTTTCATTTTTCTTTCCTTTTCATACCGGGGGATCATTAACTGGTTTTTCACCCCAAATTTCATGAGTAGCTTTATGAATTTCACCAGCAGTTCTTGGTACCATTGCTACCCGTTTTTCAGGAAAAAGCCATTTAGCATCAGCAGTTACCATGGCAATCTCATGAGTTACCTTTTTAATATTCTCAATTTCTTGAATAATATTTGTTACGTTTAATATAATAAACTCATAATCATTTTCGACAGCATCCCTACTTTCATATTGAACAATTGAAAAACTACGTCTTATTGCTTCTTTTAATTCTCGAATTGTTCCGGTCTTTTTTATGTTACTTAGTGCTTCATCTGAAATGGGAATTGATTTACTGTGAATTTCTGAATTCATTGTTTAGCTCCTACCTAATTAATTGACTAAGTTTATCCAACAATATTGACCAAAAAATGAAAGCTCCCCCAAGTGAGACTACTATTTTTATCAAAGTTTTCCCAGGGTATCGGGTCCCTAATATCAACAAAGCTAAATTCCATAAACCCAACCATGCTGAAACAAAAGCACCAATGATAATAATAGCCCCCCAAATTTCCATAATTTTAAATCCAGCCCATATCCATGTACAGGCATAGCCTTTCACCAAAATGGGAAACTAAAATATGGTTAGAAGGATCAAAGAAATCAATGATAGTTACTTCCAATTTATCTTTGGTTCTTCTTAATCCTCTGCCGATAGTCTGAATAATTGCTCTTTCTGACTTGCCTTCCGCCGCATTTATCAATACATCCAAGGTCGGTATATTCACTCCTTCTTTCCAAACTGTGGTAGCAATGATGCAGGGTATTTTCTTTTCATTAAGCAATTCCCTGGCAATTTCCCGATCTTCCATAGTAGAAATGCCTCGAATGAATTTAACCGGAACCTCTTGACTTATCATCTTCAATAATACTTCACCATGTTCGATTCTTTGAACATAAATCAATACTGATTTGCCATTTTCAACATATTCTCGCACATATCGGGCTATTCTGTTATTTTTTCTGGAATTATGAATAATCCCTTTATCCATTACGGTTTTCCATGATTTATATGATAGTGCTCGATCTACTGGCAACTTGATGATTCTTAGTTTAGGAGTTGCCAAGTATTCTGCTTCGATAGCATGCCGCATCGTAATTTTATCAATCTGAGGACCAAGCCAACCTTCCAAAACCATTTTACCTTTTCCTGATTTGGGTATGGTGGCTGATAAACCTATTCTTATCGGGGCATCACATTTTACCAGGCATTTGGCATACATTCCTCGGGTATCTGAAATATGATGGCATTCATCCACAATTATGATATCAAATTGTGATAGAAACTTTGCCGTCTGCCTAAACATTGAGTGAACTGTACTTATTACCACCTGCCCTTTATGACTTTTGCCTTCACTACTAACCGTTGATACCGTTCCTATATTATATTTGTTAAATGCCTTTTCTGTCTGGGAAATCAAAGACAAGGTATGACATAAGAATAATACTTTCGCTTCAGGATATGCCGATATGATTCCTGCCGCGATTACGGTTTTGCCAAGCCCGGTCGGGGCTTCAATCACGCCTCTTTTCTTTTGTATGGTAAGTTCAATAACTTGTTTCTGTTCAGGGGTGAAAACAATGTTATCTAATTTAGGTTCCCGGGTGGCATTGCATTCCCTAAGACTTTCCCAAACCACGGTATATGGTCTTTCAGTTTCAGTTAAGAATTTTTCAACCATCGGTAAAAGCCCGGTAGGGAACGTCCCAAGTGGGGTCATCATGGTTTTTTCTACCCGCTTGATAATTGCCCGCTTAGGTCGCTTTATATAAACTTCCTCACTATAAGTTAGCGCCTTTTTCAGAAAGGGCATTGGCTCGGTTTTACAAATGGCTTGATTTGCCATAATAACTAATTTATCCATTTTTACTTCCTTCAATTTGCTTTCGGGCATATCCGGCTTGATAAGCTACTTCCATCATCTTTGCTAAAATCCAGAGTAGATCAGTTTTGGAATAATGCCCTTCATTATAACTTTCCACCACTGATATGATTTCAGTTTGTTGGGCATTTATTAACCACTGATCTATTTCTTTTTTAACTTGAGACTGCCCGCACATTTGAAATTCCTTTTTGCATTGATACCGTAAATACAGTATCTCCGGTTTCAGCAAGTTCCTCTGAATGAGTCACCATGATGATTTGTAATTTCAGCTTTTTAGAAATTTCATCTAACATTACCCCTGCTCTTGCTAAAAGATCAGTGGAAAGATGTTTAAAAGGTTCATCAAGTATAATGGTATTTCTTGTTCGAGGATTCATCATTGCCCAGGAAGCAATTCGTAAAGCAAAAGATGCCACATCGATTGCTCCGCCTCCAGATGCGGTGATAGGATCTACCCGTTCACCATTGCGTTGAAAAACCAAATCACATTCAGTCTTATTTCTTCTATGCACAAAATCAACTATCAATTCATAAGGATCTGGAAAAACTGCTTCAAGAGCAAGACTGGTAATATCTGAAATATGATATTGCAATTGCTCTTGAGTAGCAAGGCCGGCAGATCGAATTACTTCCCGGGCTTGTTCATGCCAAATCAGATTTTGTTTTTGTGCTTTTCTAAGTAGCCTTATCCTTTTTATCGTTTCAGATAATTGTTCTTGCTTACCTTGAAGTCGAGTTAACTTTGTCCGAAGTTCGGTAATTTCAGACATTGTATTTTCCTTTTATTTCATTTACCAGTTTTTCAATGTTCTGGTCCATTGCCGATATTTCTTCGTCCATTTCTTCAAGTTTTTTTTCGGCTTCCTCTAAAGAACCACAATCCCAGGTTTCTTTAAGTTGCTCCTGCAGATATTTATACTTACCTTGCAATTCAGTGGCTTTTGCCTTCGCATCTTCAATGTTCTTTTTAAGCCGTAAAAGCTCTGATTCTTTCATAATTTTTCTGCCCCTATATCTTGATATCAATTTGAAAAGAACTCTTCATTTTGAGCGAGTTTTTCTTTCTCAAACCCCCGTTTTTATCATATTTAATCGCTATCATTTCATCGATTGGGATTGCTCCCGAATCTATATTTATAAATCGGACATTTTTTATTCTGACATGCTGTAATCATATTCCGATCACCACCCATACAAATTAAACATTGTTCACGAAATAATCTAATTTTAGGACGACCATCACCAAGACGAAACTTATAAAATGGGCAATTAGAACTTCCACAAGTTCTAATTTCTATGCCATTCCCACCAACGCATTTTTTACAAAATTGAAGCATTGCTTCTTTTGGGGTATTGGCAATGGTTCTTTGCATTCCCGAACCACCTTTAGTTCGCTGCATTATCTAAAGCCTTTCTAATAATTCGTTTGACTTCTGAAGGAATATTAGAACTATGTTTTGCCAAATTGGTTTCAAAAGAAGCCCCAATTTCCCAATCTTCACCAAGTTTTTCGATAAAGGCGGCAATTCGATTATCCCGATTTTGTTTTACATCAATATGGGCTCTGGATATTACCCCGGTTTCGATTGGAAGGAATATTTGGGTAAGTGAATTAGTGCTGATCCTCCAAATAAAGACTGAAGGGCGGTGGTCTATTTGATCGGCGGCTTGTCTGGTTAAAGATCCCGGGTTTAGCAAGATTCTCCCAGACTTACTTTCTTCCTTGAAAGTTTTATGATTATGCCCGGTCAATATCAGGCAAGGTCCTTTTGTATTTTCTAACAAAGTTTTTGCTTCAGGGTCAGGGCATCCCGGCCAAGGAACTTTTCCTTGCCAGGTCATTACATGCCATATAACGATTGGTCTTTTGATACCAGGAATAACTATTTGCTTTGCTGGCAATCCCCAGTGGGATCCATTAAGCAGTTGAATTCTATCAGTTTGCAAAAGAGTATAAAGTCCTGACTTTTCTGCTAACTCTAAGGAATGCTGGGGTAGATCATGATTTCCATAAATGGTATAAAATTGATCAGGAAGGTTTTGAATGGCACATGAAAGTAAATAAGGACTGGGTTTCCAATGGTCAAAAAGATCCCCGGCATGAATTACCGGGCATTGTAATTGCTTCTGAAGTTCAGAAATATATAAAACTTTTGCCCACTGGGTGGCTATGAAATTATCAGTTCGACAAACTGGGATAGATTCCCTAAGGTGCCAATCCGCAGTTAAAATGGCTTGGTCACCAGGATGAGTTTCAATTGTTGCCTTTTTCGTTCTGCGGATCATAAAAGCCCCTTTATTCTATTATAGAGAAATAGCCCATTTTATTTAATGGCCGCCCCGCAAAATGGGCAAATATCTGGCATTTGGGAAGATAGAGTGGTGACTTCTTGAAGAGTGGTGGCAAGTTGTTTATTGGCAGTGGTGATGCCTTGAACCAGATTTGCTAACTTCATTTGTTGCGTTTGCACTTCTTTTCGTTTTTCAAATAATTGCAGAGCTTTATTTACCACTGACTCAGCTTGAATTGATTTCTTTATCTTGGCTAAGACTGACATAGTAGTGGCATAATCAATAACCAACTTTTGCAATTTCATTTGTTGGGTTCGTGCTTCTTTTTTAACTGACAAAGCTTCTAAAGCCTGATTTACCAGCTTTTCCAACGGAAAAATTTCTTCTACTTGACTTATTTGTTCTTTCACATTTTCAATTTGCTTAATGTGAGTTTTCAAGCCCCCGGCTCGTTTCTTTTCGGCAGTAACTTCTATTTCTAATCGTTCAACTGCCGCGATTTCTACTTCCATTTCTGAAAGATAATCTAATTCCTTTAAAGATTGCCGGGCATCTTCCAATTGTTGATTGGCAGCTTTGATATCTCCTTCAAGTCCTCTTATCCAATGCTGAACATTAGATACTCCTTTATCAATCACATCTAAATGGGCAACCCGATTAAAATGCCCGGCAACTTCTCCGGCCGATAAATCAAGTAAATATGGGCGATCTAATTGCTGCTGTATATTTATTTCTGAAAAGTTTATTGCCCGTTGAATTTCTTCAGGAACATCAGTTCCCATTGCTTTGAACTTGGTATCATTCAAATAATAAGTAGCAGATTGTGCCCGGGTTTTTGTTATGATCGCATCTGATAAATTTACTTTAACTTCGGTTTCCCCTCCCCACCAAGACTTAATTGAGTTCCCACCAGGGCGATTTTGAAAAACCCATTTCAATGCCCGTATAATCGCAGTTTTCCCGGCATCACTTTGCCCTACAATTACATTCACCCCGGGTGAAAATTCTAAGTGAGATTTTTTATGACTTTGAAAATTCCATATGTCCATAGAAGTAATCATTCAATAACTCCTATAACTATAAGAATATACGCAATTAAAATTACAATAAGAACTCCAAAAACCCAATTCATTATTTGGTCAGGACCTTGTTTTTTCATTTAGTCCTCCTCAATAATTTAAAAAAGGTTTCAGCACTTATTATCACGACTGGGGATTCATTCCGCCTCTTACATACCAATAACCAATCAGTATTTGCCATCTGATTAGTCATTGCTTGTTTTATCCAACCAGGGATCGCCCAGTTTTCTTGAGCTTTACATTCTACTGAAAATGGAAATTCAGCAATCACCTGACTCTCTAACCGAACATCACACCCATTCTGCCCCATAGGCCGGGATTCAATCGGGCAATCTGGACCCCAAGGAATCCCGGTTAATTCACTTATTTTTCGACATACCCATTGCTGAAGCCGTCGACCTTTAGCTTTAGCAGATTGTACCGTGATCCTTCTTTTTAGTTCTTTTGCCATTTCTGCTCCTTAGAAATATAAGTACCAATCTTCCATTCCTCTAAGATTCCGAAATCCATATTTTTTACAGACCCGCTCAAATTCCATTTGGGAAAATTGGTTTTCATCTAAAACAATCCGGGACAAGCCCGGCAACGGCAGTTGAACTAATGAAAGGTTTTTATCTATCAATTCCTTATTGGCATTTTCAATAGCTCGCCCCTTTGCTGAATTTTTATCTAACTTTCCTAAAAGATATTTAGCAGCCGTCTTTTCACCAATGCCAGAAATCCCAATGACATTATCACTACTACAGCCTGCCAATGCTTTTACCCGGGACCATTGAATTGGTTGAATCCCCCACTTATTTATAAAATCTTGTTCGGTAATATACTCTTTTTTAGCTGGGTTATAGATTTTGGCAAATGATAACAACTGGAATAAATCTTCATCACCAGAACAGATAAGGCATTCATTTTGATAAGCCAATACTATTTGAGCAATCAAGTCATCAGCTTCATATCCTGGTCTAATGAAATTATTTACAATTCCTATGCCAGGAATAATTTTAGTTCTAAGTAAATCAAACTGGGCATAGGCATCGAGCAACTCTTGAGTGGGTTCTTCATTCTTTCGATTGGCTTTGTAAGTACTAGTGATTTTCTTTCGGATAGATTCCCGACTATCCCAACAAAATGCCACATTAGATGGTCTGAATCTTTCTACCAGAGTAAATACTTGATTAAAGAATCCATAAATCACCCCGGTAGGCTGGTCTTTATGGCGGAATTCTCCAGTCGTATGATAAGCCCGATGACAAAGATAATTTGAATCAATTACCAGAGTTGGTGAATGCATTATCTCCGCTTTCTTCTGTCCTGAGTAAACTTGTTTTCGATTTGTTCCCATAACTGAATTGTTTCCTCTTTAAGTTCGGTTTCGAGACCATCCTCCTCAACTTTTTGAATTGCCACATCTAAACTTCTATCTAATGGAGTTCCTCCGATAGAATAAACCGTATTACTGGTATAATCTTTTATAAATTGAAGGTTTTGCCTAACATCATCAATGCCATAATCAAACAAAATAGTTAGTGGGGCAGTTCGATATGGTTTCCAAACTGATGATTTAAATACCTCAATTTCAGTTTTTATTCCGATAACCCGGGTGACTTCTTTCCCGGCCATTTTTACTTTGTCTTTAATCTTTTCGGGCTTCATGCACCGCAACCTAAGAGAAGAGTAAAAACCAATAGCTTCTCCTCCCGGAGTAGTAAATTTCTGCCCATAAGGACCGGCATCAAGGTTTTGCCGAATTTGATTGGAACAAACCAACAAGTAATTTTTATCAGTAAGAATCCGACAGGTCTTTCGGAGTTCTTCACTGAACTCTTTTGCCCGTCGCATTCCCATTTTATCCCCTTCCTTATTTTCCATTTCCATATTGGTTGAAAGGGCGGCAAGAGAATCGGCGAAAATGCCATGTGGACCATTTCCTTCTGGTTCCCAACTTCGAACTTTACCAAATACTTCGGGAATGGTATTTGGTACGGTATAAGAAATGGTGGTCAAATCAAGCCCAAATAATTTAGCAAATGCTTTATTTAATCGTGCTTCTGGATCATGAAAAAGGATTTGCCCATGCCGTCTTTGGATTGCCCCGGCTATTTCTGATAAGATCACGGTTTTGCCGGCCCCACTTGGGCCAAATATTTCAACCATAATCCCGCAGGGAATTCCTCCCCCATGAAATCGACCCCCTGATATTGCTAAGTCTAAAAGGGTGGACCCAGTGCTGATGGTTTTATCAGTCCCATCATATTCCTTTTGGGAAGTTTTTCCCTCGCCTATCCTTCTTTTTAATTGATCACCTAAAGAAGTAGTTCGTTTCATCTTCCATCGCTCCGTTTTAGAATTTCAGCAATCACCGTATCGTTCAACCCTCGTTTTTTCAATATTTCACGTACTTCTTCCAGGTATAGCAAGAATTCTTTTTGTGGTTGTTTATCAGAATCCCACGTCATAGTATTTGCTATAAACTCCCACTTTAACTTAATCCTTCTTGCCGCTTCCTCAATCAAAGTAACCATCGGCATTTTATTTTTAGTAAGCACCCCAGAAATTGCTTTAGTTAATAAAGCTGCTCTGGAAAGGTCTTTTACCAATGCTAAAAGGGCGAACTCCTCGGCAACATTGACCGGGAGATAGGCAGTAATCCTGACCATCTCCCGGTCTGATCTTCTGGGAGCGTTGCGAACATTAAATGGATCGCAAACGCTTTGTTTCATTATTCAGCATCCTCCTTAGCGGTCATGCAGGCATCCCACTCATCACATTCAAAGCACTCATCATGCTCCTCGGTATCAATCCCGAATTTAAAGCCATGGGGGCATTTATTCTTATTTTGCCGCTCCCCAGTTCCGCCACATGCCCGGCAAGGACCACCTTTAGAATTCTTTCCAGTTCCTTCGCAAGCGATACAAGCAATGATGCTTCGGCGCTTTGCTGGCTCTAGTTTTTTGCTTTTCTTAGGAGGTTCCGGTTCTTCCTCTTCCTCAGGTTCCGGTTCAGGTTTTCTTGCCCGTCTCTTAGGAGGCTCGGGTTCTTCCTCTTCCTCCTCGGGTTCTGCTTTTTTACGCTTCTTAGGACGTTCTTCCTCCTCCTCTTCAGGCTCAGGTTTTCTTGCTTTTCTGGCAGGGCGTTCTTCCTCCTCAGGCTCGGGTTCATCTTCTACCGGATCAATTTCAAAGAGCTTTGCTTCCAACTCTTTTGCCGATAGAATATTCAATACCTCGTCCAGACTCGGGATTTCATCCAAAATAGCATCATTATATCCCTTTTTTCGTTCTTCAAAGTCAATTCTGGATGCTTCGGCAAAAGGTTTGCTGCCGCCAATAGTTTTAGAATCAAACCGAACCCGCAAAGTCAATCCTTCCTCCAGATCAGGAAAGACTTCATACTCTTCATTTTCTTCAAGCTCATCAGTCAAAAGATTCTGAAAAAGGAATTGTGAAACATCCCAAATATGGGGCTTTTCTTCATATTTCTTATCCTTTTTCGGAATAATGATGTACAAATTTCTTTGACTGGTTTTCAGGGCATCAGTGGTTTCTTTTTCGGCCCCTTCTTTTATCTGCAATGCCCGGTATTCGCAAATCGGGCACCGCTTGCCTGCTGAACTCGGGCAGACCACCGTTTCATTGGTTGCCCCGATATTCCGGTGAGTCTTGAAAGGAAGTTTCCACCACAATGACCCTTTGACCGCAATTTCCAAATCTTCATCCCGATCAGGATGCCGGCTATTGGTTACCACATAAGGCATAATATCGAAACTATGCCGGCCACCAGGTTCCGGGGTAAATACATTCACTCCTTTGGGTAGATTCAAATACCCATATGCGGCACCAGAAGTTTTCTGTTTTTGCGCATTTGCTCCTACCTTACCTCTAAAACTGCTTTTCTTTGCCATACTCTCTATCCTTTCCATACAGTTTAATAAAATAACGAGTTCCTTGCAATCTTCCCAATACCGCGGCTTTGCTCATAAAATAAGTAAGTATGGGAAGCAGTATTATAATCAATCCCCCAAGTGCCACCCACTTCTCCATGCTCATGATATCCTCCTTTTTAAAATAGCCTGGTATTCTGGGCATCACCGTACTTCAATAGATTAAAAAGATAACAAGCAAAATGAGCGATCTTTAGGCAGTCCCTAATTTCTTCATCTTTGCCTCTTGCCCCCTTTCCAATTCTATCAACATATGCTTCAAGTTTTGCTTGTATTTTCACGATATCATACTTAGCAATGGTTTTATCGGGAAAATCCCCATACTGCTTACTAGCATATTCGGTGATATGCTTAATTACATACTCTGAAAACATTTCCCATTGTTCAATCTTTTTCATTTCGTGGCTTTCTTTGCATTGCTCGCCCAACTTTGCGATCTATTTGTTTCTGTTTTTCTTGCTGTGCCTTTGCATATACCTCTGATAGGTTTCGAGGAACTGAAGGTCCTGCAAAATATTGTTGCCCATGCAAAATCACTAACATTTCAAGTGCCTTCTTTCTGGTATAGCAGATTTCATTTTTTGCCACTTCAGCAAATTCTGCTTCTTCCTGGGCTTCCAAAAGATTTACCAAAGTCCTTTTATACCGGGTATGATTCCGATAATATGCTTCAAGGTCGGCAGCATTCGGTTTATCTTTCCCGATGGTTCCTTTCGGATCTTCATTTGCCTCTAAAATGAGTTCCGATCTTATGGTCTTCTTTTCTTCCTCTAATTGACGAACCCTTGCTGCCGCTTTCACCGCATTTTTAGCATACTTAACCGCTAAAGAGGTTTGCTCCAACCATTCAACATCAAGTGCTGATTCGTCAATTCTGATATCTTGTTCAAAATTCAATGGTTCATTACCCATATCAGTCTCCTTCAATCGCCCGATAACATGCCAGAGTTAGCCCGGGCTTTCCTGAATCAAAAAAGTTATCTATAAAACTTTCTAACACTCTTCCTGCCTGAATATTACTTCCTTTCAATAATACGGCTTGAGCATACCCCATGACTGCTCTTCTTATGCTTTCCGGTTCCTGATCTAATTTACTCAGAATGCCGGCAACCTCCTTCCATCCGGCACGCTTGATTAATGCCCGGCAAAGCTCAATAGTTTGTGATTGTTCCTCGGCGGTTCTTTGGGCTATTTCAAGCCTTTTATCTTCTGATACCGCCAATACCTGTTCTAAGATTTGAAGCGCGTTTCTGGGATGCCCAAGGCTATCATTAACGATTTGTTCATAAAGTTGCCGAGTTAAAGTTTGCCCTTCCTGCTTTACCACGTTTCGCAATAAGGTCATCATTTCTCTATCAGATAAGGTAGCCACCTGATATTGAGAACAACGCCCTTTCACAGTAGGAAGCAATTTCTGGGGTTCGGTGGTGCAGAGAATAAAATAAACGTGACTCGGGGTATCTTCCAGAATCTTCAACATTGCATTCTGGGCGTCATTTGTCATTTTATGAACTTCATCAATCACCCATACCCGGCAAGGTCCTTCTAATGACCTGAATTGGGATTGCTTTCTTATTTCTCTAACAGTATCGATTCCTCGAAAATCGGCAGAGTCAACTTCCCGATAGTCATTCCCAACACATCCCAACTGGCCGGCAATGATTCTTGCGATTGTAGTTTTGCCACATCCGGTTGGTCCATGAAATAAGAAAGCATGTGGCGGATTCTCTTTATTTAGAAGTTCTTGAAGTGCTTCTATCAAAGCAGAATTGCCTTGCATTGCTTCAAAATTTTCTGGTCGATATTTCAAGTATAAGCTCATAAAATCCCCTTTATTCTATTATAGAGAAAATCATAAAAACATTTAAGGCAGTGGGAAGAAATTTCTTTCACCCCACGACTTATCAATTTCTGACGCTTCAGCTTCAACTTCAAGCGGCACGGTTATCCAAGGCCATGCTTCCCGAATTCTGACTTGTGAAATATCAGCCATTAATTTAGTCATCACTTTAAATTCTTCTGGATGAACATCAGCGGTTACTTCATCATGAATTTGGGAAACCAATCGGGAATATAACTCTTGATATTGTATTTCTTTATCAATTTCTATGAAAGCCCAAAGCAGACAATGAAATGCTGATCCTTGAAATGGATAATTGCCAACATCTTTTCGATTCATTAAACCAGAACATCTAAACCCGGTCTTCATATCAATATAACCCTTGCGTTGATATGATGCCCATTGTTGATCTTTCCACTTTGAATAAGTCTTATATCGAACTTTCCAGAATTGATTTTCTACATTTTTAACATGATCGAAAAATTTATCAGAATTAACAAGGGTTCCATTTTTATCTAACTCTACTAATCCTTTATTTTTTAAGTGAACCAAAGCCGGGGTATCGTCTCTTAAATAAGCGGTCTTGGTCCATTTCAAAAGATTCGGAGCACATCCTCCCCAATAATCACCATAAAATTGAGGAAAAACAAATCCGTTCTTAGCCCCTTGTCGAAGCACTGTTTCACCGGGGTGCCTTTTATCTAAACTATCTAACATGTATAATTCCACGGCCATATCTTTATGCATATCGCCATGCAAAGTATCATATGTTAGCTTTTCATCCTCAGTATATATGCATGCCATTCTGACTTCAATTCCGCTATAATCCATTGAAAGAAATTGATGTCCTGGTCTGGGATATAATGCCCCTCGGCAAATCTTCATTGCCTGCTTATCCCGTTTTGGGATGTTTTGAAAATTAGGGGAGTCTGAGGAAGAACGAAAAGTTTTGACTAAATGCAAATTAAAGAAAGGATGAACATATCCATCCACTTGTTCTCTAACAAAGGCATCAAGATAGGTATCCCGAACTTTCCTTAGTTTCCTCATTTCTAACAACATATCAAGTTCAGGTATATTTAATTCTGATAATGCTTCTTCATCGGTGGAAGGGGATCCTGCTTCAGTTTGCCGAGTTGGCTTATATTTCTTTATTTGATAAAGGAATCTCCCTAACTGAGAATTTGAATTCAAATTTAATTTCCCACCAGTAGAATGTCGCCAATGTCGCCCAAACTGACTTTGCAAAATCTTCTTTTCTAATCGATCAGCTTTTTTAGTCAACCATTTCTTTTGCTTATCGCAATATCCCACATCTACCCGCATCCCTGCTCGTTCTGCTCGACCTAAAGCAAGAATTCCCTCGTGAAATAATTGATATGCTTCCTTGGTAGTCGCTGTTATTTTCATAATTTTACGCTCGCAAAATCTAAGTCAGCCGCCCGGGCAGATATTCTTGTATGGCATTCCGGGCAATAAAATCGATTAAAAGTTTTCTTACCACATCGCCGGCACTTATATAATTTCTTCGGTTTCGGTACGTTTTTTGAATCTTTGGGAACTTCATCCATATATACTCCTTTGCTGCTTCATTGCCAGTCGAAACTCATATAATGAATCCAACCCACAGTATTCCATTAATTTCTGGGCACCATTAGAAGTAGATATCAACTCCTGAATTCGATTTAGTGAATTCGCATTTTTTGAATCAACTCCTTTCAAATAACTTTCTATGTCTGAGTCATAGTCAATCACCCCAAAATTAACATATGCCTGAAATTTAAGACCAGAAACTCCTGGTCGATTATCAAGTATATGTGCCGCTTGCATTGAATCCCATTTCCAATTCTGTACTGGCTGATTCAAATATACTGCTGACCAGGTATCTTCAAATTTCATATTATGTGCCATTTTCCCAATTTGCTTATCTGCTAATAAGCTAACGAACCGTTTAGCCGCTTTCGGTTCTGGCATCATAAAAACTTGAACTTTATTTTCATTATAGGCCACCGAAGCACAAATTATTTTATGTCCCGGGGCATGCGGTTTTAGCCCGGTGGTTTCATAATCAATAGCAACCAATTCAGGGAATAGATCAAGTTGACTTGGGGATTCTATGATTTCTACTAACTGATGCTCATCTTGCCAAGCAGGAAAAGGAACTTCAAGCATTCCTAAAGCCCTTTCCAAATCTTGTCGCCAAATAGTTTCAACCTCTTTACCATCTGTTTCTTGAACGAAAGAAGGATGCCAGACCGGGCAAACCCAAGCATTAAAATCCCGATCAGGAATAGTCCAACCACGCCATTTTGAAATTCCAGCAATATCTTTTTTCCATCGATGCCCAAGAAAACTGGCAACCGCGGCAGCTCCGAAAAGTACAATCACTTTTGGCTTTTGCTCAGTTATCACTTTTAATACTTTAGAACGACAACTATTTATTTCTTCTGGAGTTGGGGGTCTGGTTTCTCCTTTATCAGAAAGGACCCGACCAATCCCAGTTTTTTCATTGACCGGCCGACAATTAACTGCATTGATATTTAAGCAATCTTCAAACAGATCAATCCCCAGTTTTCGATACATCTGCTTCAATAATCGCCCGGCTGCTCCCTGCCATGGTTTTCCTTTTTCGTCTTCTGTTTCTCCCGGGGCTTCTCCGATATTTAGAATACCCTTGCTAAAATTACCAAATGGTTTCATTCTTGGAGTTGAAGCCAAGCGATGTAACCCACAAGAAGCGCATGAATACATTTTGCCATTTGGTCTTGAAGCACTTTGAACTTCTGAAGCTGAAAAGAATCCCATTACCGCGTCCTCACCAATAGGGCAACTATATGCTGCCAATTATCTCCTTCAAACTTTAAAACTCGATCCCCTAAAATACAGGCTTGAGTTTTTTCACAAATTTCTTTTAAAAATGCCGGATTCACTGAAAAGGATGCTTGTTCATGGGTATACCGGATATTTCCTTCTGCCTCGAACCACCCAGCATCACTTTCAGTTCGCAATTTCATTTTATTATCTGCTAAGGTGATCGTGGTAAGTTGATCGGATGAAAAATCACGCTTGGCAAAGATTCCCGCCTTATCCAGAATATCTTTTAAGTTTTTAGGAAGTTTCATTTCAATACCTTCAACATCAAAAAACTTATTGGTATCAGGATAACTATCAGCAAATACCCGGCAAGAAAAGACAGTGCCTTCCGTGGTTTTCAAATGAACCCACCCTGCCCCTTCAGCAATTTCAGTTATATTCAAATTCGTTAAATGCATCGCGGAAGAAACGGGGATTAATAGGGTCTTTACCGCCAAAGGCTTAATCTTATACCGGGTAATTCGGGAATTGTCACATCCTTCTATGATGCCATCTTTTCTGACATGTACGCAAGTAAGCACTGGCTTGGACATATCTTTCGAGCAAGAGAATGCGCAGAATTTAATAGCCGTCAATAATTCAGGATCTACTGAATGCCATTTATCAGGCAGGGTGAATTCATCTAATGGCAGTTTGATTTCTTGTGCTAAAGTGATCCCGGCTCGTTCTTTCCCGGCTGAAATTTGAATTTCATTATCAGTCACTACCAATTCAATTTCAGCTTTCTTTGACTTATTTAGCAGTTGATAAAATTCTTGTGCTCGAATTGCCCCGGTGATATTCAAACCTTTAACTGGGTGAGATATGCTGATTTCATCATTGTAGGTAACTACCCGGTCACCCATAAAGGCAAATGAAGTTGATTGTTCAATGATTTCTTTATTTGCCAATCCCGGTTTAACTACTTCCAGAGCAGTTAACAATTCTGCTTTGTCAATTTTCATTCTATTCTCCTCTAATGAATTGCCGGCAATCGTCAATAAAATCATCCCTTTGTCTGGGCAGATTATACCCCATGGTTGATTTTAACATTCGGCTTGCCTGGTTATTAACCCACCTATTTTTATTTCCAATGCTATCAGCCTTTTCCCAATGTCGACGATGCATATACGGGTTTTTCATAGGGATCACGGCTACGTGAAAATTATTATCTACCCCAGGATGAATTGAAAACCATAGCGGATTCAGTTCGGCAAGTATATCAAATCCTGATAAATCCCTTACCGGGGCTTTCCAATACCAACCTCGTTCAGGGTATCGAACTTCTACATACTTAAACTTATGCGGGCACTGCTCATCCCAAATATATAAGGAATGTCCCATCATAGTTGAAAGTCTATTTATAGCGGCAGGGAATCGCTCAGAAAGGGAATTCAGAAACTTACGAATCTGCATATCGGTATAGATGGTTCCATCCCCGGGCTTATCGATATGAATCCCGCTGCCATTGAACACCCGTTGCAATTTAACCTTATCCCGTTCACGATCTTCATGTGCCCGTAAACTATCTTGTGCTCTTTTATTCTGCCTTCTTATTTTTTCTATGGAAAATAGTTCAACCATTTTCAGCCCCCTTACCAGTATTCACATATTGTTGAAAATCGGAAAGACTGATATTTTGTGCTTTAAGAAAGTAAAAACTCGTAAGCCTTCTACTTTCTTCACATTTAGTCAATGCTTCACCTTGAGCACGTTCTGAAAGCCAGGTTGCTAAATATATTTTCACTTTGTCCTCTTTTTAGAAAAATGCAATTGCCCGGTCTGACAATATTCTCTAAATTGTTCATTTAATTCTTTTAACTGGGTTTTCAAAAAGAAGAAACTCAATAGTTGAGCTTTTCCTCCGGTCTTTGCTAAAGAATCCCCGCACGATTGATCTATTAACCAAGTGGCAAGATATATTTTCATAATCCTAATCCTTGGGTGGCTACCGGGGTAAACTGCCAAGGCCATTCTGGCAAAGACTTTTCAAGATCCAAATAAAAAATAATATTCATTTCATCGCGGAGGTGGTATTGATTGCAGATCCCCGGTTCTTCAATACATTCTACTTGCCTTTTAGCAGCCTTATCGGCCGGCTTTTTTTCTGACCATCGTTCATTATCTTTTAGTTGATAAGTTTGGGGTTCTTTTCTGAAAGAAGAACTACCGAGTTGATACCCTTTTGAATGGATGTAGGAAAGGAAAATTTCTTTTTCTTTTGGGGTCAAAGTGGTGATATGCTTGCCGGCTTCTTTTGATGAAGGACTTCTATTAGAAACCGCTATCTTCCAAGCCAATTCGTCATAGATCCATTTCCCTCCCCGGTATCGGGGTATATGAATTGAACCAAGCCGCCCAGTGATTACCCACGAAGTAGAATCAACTGAATACCAGGGATACCGAATCAGCAAAGGAAAAGAAGTAAGCCCAAATCCATGCACCTTTACAATTGGCCACCCTTTTTCATCACAAATATAATCCTTGAATATTCGGGATAACCAAGCTTCTATGACCTTGGTACTACTTCCTACCAATCCCCCTAATGCGATATAATCATACCGTTTTAAATACCGTTTTAAATACCGCTCATCTTCTCCTTGATGAAAAACCGGGAGTGGGGAAAGTCCTGCCTTTTCCATAGTTCTTTGATTTTCCCAAGTTCCCGCAGCATTGCCAATAACATCTAAATTAGCATATGCCCCAAGAATATCTTGGTGATCTTTAATAAATTGAATATACTCAGAAATATTAATTTTTACCCCTTGAGTTTTTGCCGAATAAGCCCCGGAATCAAGAAATAAATCAACTTTAGGAGCATTAATAGTGGCCATAATATGGTTTCCTCTTTCCAAATCAAAAAATGAAACTAACCGTCGATAGGGTTTATATTTACTGGCTAATTCTATTTCCCTACCCGGTGAATTCATTACTGAGTATCCGGATGCCAAATAAATTATCATTGCAATAAACTCATCAATTCTTGCCGAGCATTTGCTTCAGTAAAAAAGACTCCTTTCATGCTGGAAGTAACCATAGTGCTTCTTTGTTTGCCACATCCCCGCATACGCATACACATATGAACCGCTTTTATGACGCATGCTGCCCCAAGCGGTTGAAGATGTTCCATAAGAGCAGTAGTTACCTGTTCTCCGATTCTTTCTTGAATCTGTGCCCGCCTGGCATAAATATCGACCAATCGGGCCAATTTAGATATGCCGATCACCTTTTTACTCGGGATATATGCTACGTGAGCCACCCCAAAGAATGGCAATAAGTGGTGCTCACACATAGAAAAGATTTCAATATCTTTCAACAACACTATTTGGTCGCATCCATCCTTATCAAATACTGTCAACAAATCTTTCGGATCTTGCTTATATCCGATAAATAGCTCATTCTGCCAAGCCCTGACAATTCGAGCCGGGGTATCTTTCAATCCTTCCCGATTTGGATCCTCCCCAATGAACTCTAATAATCGAAAAATATTCCGTTGTATAGGGTATTCCTCATCCTCTATAAATTCTTGGTTCATTTCTTCTCCTTTTCATATAAAACCGGGTCTTGCAATCCATTCCTTTCAAAAGCGGTTTTTCTCATATAGCAAGGTCCGCATTTACCACAATGTTTATCTCCTCCTCGATAACAAGACCAGGTTAAGTGGTATGGGGTATCATATTTCATTCCAAAAGGAATAATTTCATGTTTCATTAACCCGCCTAAAGGGGTATGAATTTGAATTTTTACTCCGTTTTGTACTGCCCCATAAAGCAAATTGTTAAAATCAAGAATAAATTGCTCCTCATTATCAGGGTACGCCCCGGCTTCCTCTAAATTAGTGCCAAGATAGATATGACCAAATTTTAATGCTTCAGCCATGCTAACTGTTATAGAAAGCATTACTAAATTTCGTGCTGGCACCCACTCATGGGCATACTCTGCCCCTTCAATTCCTTGTGAAATATTTCCATCTTTAGTTAATAACGAACTTCCCCCAAATGATGGCATTTTTTCTATTCGATACCCACAGTTTAAATATTGTGCTATTTTCTTGATTTGATCAGCTTCTTTGTTAGTAGCTTGGCAGCCGTAATCAAAATGAAGAAGCACCACATTTTCCGGCCCATGTTTTTTACAACTATAAGCTGCCACTGTAGTAGAATCTAATCCTGATGAACAAATAACCAGGGCTTTATTAGATTGCCTCCTTTGAATTGGTAACTTTTCTCCTGAAAATAAATCCAAAACAGAATAAGGATCCATCCTATAAGGGTGGGTATTCGGAGGAAAATGTGATGCTAAACTAGAAAAATATTTCTTACCTTGGTATTCCAATATCCAAATCGGTTTATAATTGCAGGCAAGAAATATTTTTCCTGAATAAATGTTTAAAGTTGCGATAGCATAGGAACCAATCAATTTATCAAAAACAGAATCCCGGAATGCCCATAAAGAAGAGCAGTCTAAAACTCTTGGCAAGACCGAGGTATCGGCCTCACCTTCTTTTTTTCCTAAATTCTCATCATTACTTATAATGCCGTTGAATACCATTTTAATATCGGCACCAACTGGCTGTTTTTCTGATGGAGATTCGGTTTCTGTAGTTGGGATTGCCCTATGGTTCCCAATCCATTTGCCATTAAATACTGATATAAATTTTCCGTGGTCATCCCGTCCCCGGTCCTGGGATCGGTTCCAAATACCTTCGGAAATCCGATCCCAGGAGGAGCCACCACAAATAGAGCACATATCCTTAATCCTGGAAACTAAAGATTTTATTGGCATCTTCAACTGCCAGTTTGGGAAAGCGATTATACTTGGGATTTTTTGAATCAGTCAGAACCGTTTGAAGGGAGCCCTTGGTAATCCCCGGGTATTGCTCAATAATGGAGTCAATAATCTGACTTCTGGTATACCTTCCTTCAGAAATCATCTTTTCCATCAACTCTCGCCGTTTCCTCCCATCGGTATATGCCACCGCTGATCCTTCTGATTTAGAAGGTTCTATTTTTTTAACTGGGGTGCCCCCAAGAATCCGAAGCATCTGCCCTTTCAGTTCTCGCGGTCCAGCAAGCCCGACAAATGCTTCAATACCCTTGCGGAGGGACTTGAACTCATCATTCTGGGCCACTAAAGCTTTAAGGGCATCGAGCTTGCGGGTTTCCTGCAGAACCTTTTTCAGATCGACCGTTGCCGGCTCCTCTTCCTTAGACTCTTCCTCGACCGGTTCTTCCTCATCCTCGGCAGGTTCCGGTTCTTCCTCTTCCTCGACCGGCTCAGGTTCAGGTTTTGACTTCTTTCCGTTCTTCTTTACCGGCTTCGGAGCAGGTGCCTCCTCTTCCTCAAGGGCTTCCAAAACCACTTTGGTACTGTCAGAAATCACATCTTCCGGAGTCAGCAATTCTTTTGCCTTTATCAGACCTTCAACGATAGCATCCGGCTTTCCTTTGATATCAATTGCCGGGTCCAGTCCCATAAGTTCGTTCATTTCCTTAGCCGCATTTACCAGATCACTTCTTTTGATTGCCATTGTACTTTTCCTTTTTGGTTGTTTTAATTTTGGGAAATGATTTTCCCTGTTCAATTATATTATAGCCTAATGGGCTATTTCATTTAAGCCAATCCTAAAATTTTATGGATTTGCAAAGAAATAATCACTTTATGTCGTTGTTTACAGAAAAATAAAGGACCAACGTTTGAATCAGCATCCATGGGGCTGATTATGTAATTTCCTCCATACCCCGCTTGATCTAATCGGTCCATATCTGCTACTATAAATTGTTTGTCTTTTTCATGATATGGTGATGACTGCCGTGATAGTATATACTTAACAATCACATTACTATCAAAAACAGAAAAAGGAATTTCTTCTTTTGCCGGATTTCTTGACGATGGTCCTTTTCTATCAATCACCCAAAAAGGTTTACGATGCGGGGGTGCCCAAGGGGATCCTATTTTAAGAATAGGAAGTGATCCGTTAGTTTCAATCTGCACCATATGTCCTCTTGACATTAAAGCAACTACTAAAGCGATCAAAGCACTTTCTTGTACTAGTGGTTCTCCCCCGGTAATAATTACTTGTCTAGTTTTACATCGGGCAATTACTTCAGATATGCTCCATCGAGTTCCTCCTTCTAAACTTTGTGCTTTTTGGGTATCACAATAAACGCAATTCAGATTACATCCTTGCAATCTGATAAAAGTGGCAAAAGATCCTTGAGTAAAAAACCCGGCTTCACCACTAATCGATTCAAACGGAGGTTCATGCAAAAGTATTGTCATTTTTCACCAGTCCATTCTGCATAGCTGGTCGGGGTTTCCCACAACCGAACCAATGCCAATCGCATATCATTATTGCCATAATTTCGTAGAAAATACTCAACAAACCAGACCACCATATTTTCTGCTGTGGGCAGATGTGAAGGGAACCCAATGATATTGGTTAGATTATTCAAACACTGATGGTCAATATCTTGGAGAATTCCATCAATTTCTCTGGCCAAATCCACAAAATCCATAACCATACCAGTAGCTTGACTTGGCTCCCCAGCAAAGCCAACCTGCAATTTATAAGTGTGCCCATGCAAATCCCCACACTTACCAGTATACCCTGGCAAATAATGAGCACAATCAAATGTGAATTCTTTTACTACCATGATTTCCATAACATTCTCCTTTTAAATCAATCTTTAGTGGGTTTTCCATATCTAAGTCTATTAATCCAGCCACGTAAATGAGGAACTCTGAACTGACTCCACTCCTCAGTTTCCATAATAATATCCCCAGCGGAAGAGTTTGTTGGGAATATACATTCGGCATATGCACGACACACCGTGTTCTCAAGCAAGACCCATAAGCATTGATTGCATGGAGTGTTTTTGCATATCGGGCAATTCCTTGTGGAATGCTTGCCGTAAATGTATATGCTGAGCTGCTCTTCGCACCTCATCAACCATTCCAGCCTTTTCTTTTCATTGAACGGTAACATAACATTCTCCTTTTAAATGATTTTACCAAAAACTTCCTAACATTGGTCTGCCCATTTGCAATCGTTGCAAAATAGTAACTGGCCTAAGACTATTGAAGTCTGCTTCTCGAACTACTAACTCATTTATCCTCATCAATCCAATTTGCTTTTCTTCCGGGGTTTGATTTAACCCATACATTGCCGTGACATGGGCATACTTTCGCTTATCTTCAGAAAAATCTTCTAATGATAATAACTTCTTATCATACCCGGCTGCTTTAATCTGAGTTACGGTGAGCACTAAACATTGCTGCTCTTGTGATAAATTACGAAGTCGTTGCCAGGTTCGGTTTTGCTGATGGCGAAAATCTAATCTGGCAATATCTGAGTCAGGAGCTAAAATATCAACATAATCAATAATTACTACGTCTGGTATGAAACCTTCTCGTTTCTTCCAATTCTGTAAATACAATCGAATATCCCTGACCGATAATGTTTCATTAGCATGGGTACTTAATTTGAATGATGCATTATATTTTTTTCCAAACTTTCTTAACTCTTGATATGCCCCAGTCCAGGTAAGTGGTTGAACTGATTTCTTTTCAACCAACCATGGGGATCCTTTCATATCTTTGCAATTATGACATGGCTGATGCTCCGGGTATTGATTTACCGCTGATATTAAAGTTTCGTAAGTTATATCCTCCTTTCTGTCAAATACTTTTCCACCTCCATCATCTTCCCGGCAACTCTTATCGCACTTATTCAGTTGATGGTATAGGCAATCAACAGTCGGCACCCATAATGGGCCACAATATCTATCTTGGTCTGATTTCCCGGCAAGGTATATAGCAAATCTACGCAATTGCTGAGGTTCGGTCATATCCCCGGCTTGAAAGAATGCTACTTTATTTCCTGACTTAATTGCCCTGATAGCAAGTTCAATCAGCATAAAAGTCTTACCTCGTTTTTCAGCACCCATAATTGCCACAAACCCGCCTCTGGTAAGTTCAGCATTCCAAAATTGACCTAATGCTTTTGGAAACCTGATTAATGGTTTTTCTTTTTCGGCAAATGCAATCCTGACTTTATCCTTAACTTCTGCTGAAAATGGATCAACCACATTGATATCTGACATTGCTAATGGGCTAAAGCCCAAAAGCAAATTCTTGGCAAGTTCAGCATTTCCTTTAGATAGCTCATACTCGGCATCCTCAATGGTTACTTTCAATTGCCGTTCTTGAAAATATTCTTTTGCTGAGTCTGCCTGGTATTGATCTACTGAAGATTGGTCATGCTCATCTGAAAGGCTCGTTAAGATTTCTTCAATATCCTCTGCCCTTTCTTTAGATAGCCCTTGCCTCAACTTCTCAGTATAGATGCTTTCAATATCTTTTTCAGGGGCTTTTCCATATTTGTCAAAATAATCTATACACCAGCCGGCAACCAGCTGAGCAGTTTCAGAAATTAGCCAACGAGAATCATACCAACTTCGTAGTTGATTAAGGTAATCTGAGGAAGTGATAAAACCAATGCAAATCTTTCGCTCAATATACTGATCTTCCATCATAATTTCCGATCAAATTTAAAAGATAATTTAAAGGGCATATCTTGATATCAATTTGAAAAGAACTCTTCATTTTGCGCAAGTTTTCTCGCCTCATCCGGGCGTTTTTAAGGCATTTAATCGATAGCTCTGCCCATTAATTTTTCTAATTTTATCTTTACCACACATTTCAATAATTCTTGATACCAGTCTTTCATCTGAAAACCTTTCTGCCAATTCTCGTAAATTCAAATTGCTGGTAAATATGGTCGGGAGCATTTCACTATATCGGTTGTCGACTATTAAATATAGCATTTGGTATGACCAGTTAGTGGTCATTTCAGCTCCTAAGTCATCTAATACCAATAATTTAGCTTGACTATATAAATCAACCAGGTCAGTTTCTGATTGTTCATATTTAGATTGGTATGAAGCCTTGAACTGCATCAATAGTTCAGGAATCCTGATAAATCGATATTGTTTAGCAAATTGAGGAACATTTCCTCCATTAATTAATGTGCGAACTGCAAATGGATGAATCCTACTAAATAATGATTCGGCAAGAATAGCGGCAGCTAATACTGACTTTCCTGTGCCAGCAGGACCATAAAGAAATAGACTTTGGTGCAAATCATCTAATGAAACTTCTACTTCGGTATCAGATAGAACTTTACAGATTCGTGATGAAACCCCGGTATAGTGCAGAAGATCA